GCAGTGGCGGGGTCACTGTCAACATAACCGAAACGCCGGAGATAGAAACAACCGGCATCGAAGACAACCGTTATACTGTGCTGGTGAAAATCAGATTCAGATCATTTATCCCAACGTGAGGTAAGCCATCATGGCGATTGCTCAAAAAATTGCTAAACGCACCACCATCCGCAAACAGACTGGGCTTGGCGTACCAGGCTCTGCAACTGGTCAAGTTCTGCGGCGAACGTCCAGTATCTTTACCGCAAGCCGTGATATGTACGGCAGCAACGAGATTCGCTCTGACCACCAGTCAAGCGGTCAAAACTACGGCCTTAAGTCAGCAGCAGGCACAATCAACGGTGAGCTTTCCTCGGCAACCTACCAGATACTCGTTGAAGCAATGCTTGAATCGGCATTTGCTGCCACAACGCCCTATGCTGCTGGCACTGATGTAACTCCTGCATCCGCTGGCACATTTACTGATGCTTCTGGCGGCTACCTGACTGCTGGTCTGAAGATTGGTGATGTCGGCAGATGGACAGGCTTCACATCAACGGCAGCAGCAAACAATGCTAAGAACTTCCTGATCACTGGCCTTACTGCAACCGTGATGACTGGTGTGTTTCTGAATGGTGATGCCATTGTCAGTGCATCAGCAGGCGACTCTGTTACCTTCACACTGCCAGGCAAGAAAGCAAAACCGCCACTAACTGGTCACACAAAGGACTATTTGCAGGTTGAGGAATTTTACTCAGACCTGACTGACTCCGACCTGTTCAGCGACATGATTGTTTCTGGCCTCACGTTTGATCTGCCTGCAAGCGGCAACGCAACAATGTCAGCTACACTGGCTGGATTGTCTCGCGCACTGTCTGGCTCACAGGTAATGACCAGCCCAACTGCTGAAACGCAGACTGGCATCATTGCATCCATCAATGGTCGTATTTTCATCAACGGCACTGCAATTCCTGTGACTGCTGTGAATATACAGATTGCTAATGGTGCAGCACCAACAGGCGCAGAGATCGGCAGCAACGAGTCTGGTGATGTGTTTCGTAATCAGATCGTAGTGACTGGTCAGTTTATGGCGATGCTGCGTGATCAAACCCTTTCTGCGCTTTATGATGCAGAAACTGAAATCAGCCTGATTGTTGCTGCTGCTGCTGATGAGACTGACGCTGCTGACTTTATGGGCTTCTCAATACCGAAAATCCGAATCACTGGTGACTCACCAGATGATGGCGATGCAATTATGCGTACTTATCCTTTTAGTGCGCGACTGAACGTAGACGGCGGTGCTGCTTTGGCCTTTGACGAAACAACAATCACAATCCAAGACAGTGCTGTTGCTTAACCGAGTACCTGCCGTCCTGCCAACTAGTCCTCGCGGACTAGCGGCAGGGCGGTAAGGGCATTAAACCAAACCGCGAGGATATACGAATGAACAAGAAAGCGATGAGCTTGGATCAGTTTGATCTCGGCACAAAATCAAATGAGGGTGTTGATGTTGAGCTAAAGAACCCTGTCAACGGTCAGGGGCTTGGCATCTTTATCACTGTTGTTGGCCGTTACTCTGAAAGATACCAAGCTGCTGTTCGCGAGGTATCGAACCAGTCAATTAAGGTTGCGGCTAACAAAAAAGAAAAAATGGATATTGTTACCGAAGCAAACGAACGAGGCACACAGCTTCTGGCTCGTTCTACTTTGGGCTGGCGCACTGATGATTCACGGACAATATTCTTTCACGGCAAAGATCAGCAGTTTTCTTTTGATGCTGCAATTGAGCTTTACAAGTCTGTCAGCTTACCGTGGGTAAAAGAGCAGGTTGATGCTGCGGTACATAGCAACGCAAATTTTATGATGCCCTGATTGCAGGGCTTGTAAATTATGCACGATCAGAAATAACGCTGGCGACACCACAAGAAGATGGCATTGCACTGCGGGTACACTTAGAGAGCATCAAGCGTCAAACAGGCATTATCCCAGATCAACTTGCTGATGCAGTACCAGCACCAGATTATGGACTACATGTTTGGGATTATTATTGTCAAATACGCAGTCTGATAGATTCTAAAACCCGCAAAGCAATGACGGCTCAAGATGTACAGGATTTCTGTTGGTTTTATGCGATACAATTAGAGCTATGGGAGCGCATTGCTCTTAGGCGAATAGACTTAGTATTTATGGGGGCTGATAGTGACTGACGTTACTTTACGAATTAAGGTCGATAGCTCCGAAGTCGATAAAGGTCGCAAATCGCTGGATGGCCTTGCTGCGTCCAGCGATGATGCCGACAAGTCTACCGATAAACTCACCAAAACCACTGGCGGCTTAACAAGTGCTGCAAAGGCTGCTGGCGCGGCAATAGTTGCGCTGGGCGGCTCAATGGTTGTTCGGCAGGCTATCGAATACGCTGACGCATGGCAAAACGCAACCAACCAGCTTAAGACTGTGCAGGGTGCGACAGAAAACCTTTCTACAACCCAAGCAGTATTGATGCGAGTTGCTAACGACTCACGCGCTAGTTTTGAGGCTACGGCTGGACTGTACACAAGGCTGTCACGCGCAACGGCCAACCTAAATCTAGATCAGGCTGAGTTAATCGACCTCACAGATACCATCAACAAATCATTTGCGGTTTCTGGTGCAAGCGCACAGGAAGCATCAAACGCGATTACACAGTTATCACAAGGCTTGGCGGCAGGCGCACTGCGCGGCGATGAATTTAACTCAGTATCAGAGCAATCACCGATACTGATGCAGGCCATTGCTGACAGTTTGCGGATGACCCGTGGTGAACTGCGAGACTTTGCGGCAGAAGGCGGCATTACTGCTGAGATTGTTGTTACAGCATTGCAGCAAGCCTCTGGCGAGATTGATGCGACATTTACAAAGATGTCTGCAACCTTTGAACAGAATATGACTGTTGCCAACAACAACATGATGGAGTTTGTTGGCTCAAGCGAGGCTGTCAAAGGTGTCGTGGGTGCAACGGGTGCTGCGCTGGTTTTCCTGTCGGAGAACCTTGAAACTGTTGCAACGGTTGCCGGTATTGCTGCATCAATGTTTGCTGCAAAAGGTGTTGTTGGCCTTGTCGGAGCGATGTCTGCAACAGTCGGCGGCATGACAATAGCAACTACAGCGGCAGGTGCTTTGCGTGTTGCCTTAACGCTGCTGGGTGGTCCAGTTGGCATCATTGTCGGTGTTGTATCAACGCTGGCAGTGCTTGGCAAGATGATGTACGACAACCGGCAGGAGACAGAAGCACTTGAGGCTGAAACTGCTGCGCTTGCCAGAACAGAAGAAAACCACAATCGGATATTGTCCTCGTATGTCGGCAGTTTAGATGACTTGCAAGGCAGGCTTGTATCATCACGCGCAAATCACCAGAACATTACTGCGGCAATGGGTGAAAACTCAGCAGAAGCATTAAACCTTGAGCGCGAAATAGCAGAGCTTGAAATTGCAATCACAGCAATGGGTGGCAGTACAACAACCGCAACTACTGCGATTGTGGCAATGACTGCTGCCGAAGAAGAAGCATCACTAGCCATCATGGCAAAGGTTACAGAACTTGATGCGGAAAGGGCTGCACTGCAACTGTCTGAGCGTGAATTGTTTATTCTTAACGCGACAAAAATTAAAGGCATTGAATTAACAGACGACCAGAAAGAAGCAATTATTGCATCTGCATCTGCACTGTTTGATGAAAGGGCAGAATTAAAATCTAGCCAGGCTGCACAAGAAGCACTGAACCTTGCTAGGGAAAAGGCTGTCGAGCATACAAACAAACTGGTAACAGAAAACAAACGCGCAGAAATCCAGCTAGTTTTGAATGAGCGACAACAAGCAATCTACAACGCGGTGATGAGTGCTGGCACAGCATTAACTACTGAACAAATGATTGCCATCGAAGCATCAATAAACTCGCTGTATGACCAGAGAGATGCTACTGATGCAGCTACCGCAGCCGCAGAGCGCAACCAAGAAGCGGTAGATGTATGGACTAAGCTATCCACTCGCGGCTCAGAACAACGCGCAGCGGCTGAAATAGAGTCGCAAAGACGGCAAGAAGAGGCAATATCCAGAACTCACGAATACCTGACCACAAGCTTTATCGACATTTTCAATAATGGCAGAAACGCTTTTGACAATATCGCGAAAGCATTCAGCACGATGATTCAGCGGATGCTCGCCGAGTGGGCTGCGTCCAAGCTGATGGAATTTGTCGGCATTAGCAGTGGCGGTGGTCGTGGTGGGTCTGCTGGCGCATCTGTTACCAGTGCTGCAACGAGTGCTGTTGCAAACGCTGCTGCTAAGGCTGTCACCTCTGCAATAACTGGTGGCAGTGCTGCTGCTGGTACTGCTGCCGCTGGAACTGCTGGTGGTGCTGCTGCTGGTACTGGTATAGGTGCAACAATAGCCTCTGCTGCTGGGTCAGTAGGCACTGCAATAAGCGGCGGTGCTGCTGCTGTAGGTTCTGCAATATCCGGTGGTGCAACTGCGGCAACCGCATTTATTATGGCTAACCCTTTACTGGCTGCGGCTGCACTTGCTGCTGCTGCTGCTGCTGCACTTGCTAAAAAGCCAACAACCTCTAGCAACGCTGGCCTGTTGATTCACGATGCGCCTGGTGCATCTGCTGACCGAAAGTTTGCTGTTGATGCCTTTGCCTCTGGCTTTGCTCCTGTTGGCTTTGCAAGGCGCGAAGATCAAGCGTCAGCAAATGAGGTAATTGATGTTTTCAGAAAATACGATGCCTCATTAACCGAGATCGCAAAAGCGGCTGGCCTTAATGTTAACTTCAGCAACAATCCTTTTGGTGGCTTTGATGAAAAGGGTCAGGGCAGTGGCTTGTTCTTGGGTACAGCAGCAGAGGAAGGCAGGGGCGTAACATCTGCGCCAATGTCTGAGCAACTAACCCAGTTTACAAAGCAGTGGGTCGAGGCTCTTGGCGGTCAGGTATCGCCTGCTGATAGAGAGTTCCTGTTATCCTCTGGCTCTGCCGATGTCTTGTTGGAAAGGGCTGCAACGCTTGGTCAGGCTGAACGCGGCAGGTTAGATGGAATAGGTTTCGGCGGTATTAGAAATGTTCCGTTTAACGGTTTTAGGGCTGAATTGCACAAAGGCGAGGAAGTACTAACTGCGAGTGATCCGCGCAACCGCAACAACGGGGGCATGATGAGCGAAATGCGTGATATGCTAACCGAAATGCGTAACATGGCTTTTTACACCAAGCGCACAGCAGACTTGTTGCTGCGCGTGACCAGAGATGGTGACTCACTTGTAACGGTGGCAGCATGAAAGTAATCCCGCCCATTGCGATAACATCAATCACATCCAGCACAGTGCCAGAGGAGGTTGCAGCAACGTATAACGCTGGGACAACCTATGCCATAAATGCTTTGGTCGGCCTTGCATCTGTCTACGGTGATCCGCAAACGGTCTGGCGATCTTTGCAGAATGGCAATGTCGGGCAAACCCTTGCAGAAGGTGCGTACTGGACTGAAGCAGGCATTGTTTATCCAATCTATGCTTCTGGGTCATCTTGCGATCTTGGTGACATCGTTACCGACTTGGCTAATCATGATCTCTATCAATCGCTGGTTGCGGCTAACACTGGCAACCCGTTGACCGACACCACAAAATGGAAGTATATCGGCAAGACTAACCGCTTCCGATTGTTTGACTACGACAGAAACAATCGAACTAGTGTGCCTCTGACATTTACTGTTGTTTTCGCACCAGGTAAACGAATCGACAGTATCTGTCTCGATGGCATACAGGCTAACTCCTACACAGTGACAGTTACCAGTGTGCTGGGTGGCGGCACTATCTTTACCTCAACGGGCAGTTTAAATACTCGAATTGTTCGCACATGGTATGAACACCTGACAGTGCCATTCACAACGCAGAAGAGCTTAAACTTTTTCAACATTCCACCTTATACCGACTGCATCGTGACGGTTACTTTGACTGCAACATCAGGCAACGCAGAACTGGCTGCGCTTGGCGTAGGGCGTGAAGTTATCTTTGGCAGAACACAATACAATGCCATTAGCGACATCTTGAACTTTTCAACTGTTACCAGAGACGATGAAGGCAATGCGATTTTGGTAAAAAGAAGGAATATCCCGAAAAGCAAGCAGACTGTTTTCTGTGATAAAATTGCTGTCAATAAAATAATTGAAACGAGAGACCTGCTTAACGCAGAGCCTGCCTTCTGGTACGGCATTGATAATGCAACTGATGGTTACTTTGAAGCGGTGTCAATGCTTGGGTATTACCGTGATTTTAGTATCAATTTACAATATCCCGAAAATGTTATTTTGAATTTTGAGCTGGAGCGAGTCTGATGACTACAATAACGCAAAGCATTCCAAGTCTAGGTTCACCACCGTTAACAAGTGACCCAGCAAACTTTGATAGTCGCGCAGATACTTTATACGGCACATCACTGCCTGCTGTAATCACTGCAACAAACACATGGTCAGGGCAAGTCAATACTGTTGCTGGCGAGGTCAACACAAACGCAACTAACGCGGCAGCAAGTGCAAGCTCTGCCACCGGCTCTGCATCAAGTGCAACCGCTTCTGCTAGTGCGGCATCAGGCTCTGCAAGCTCTGCATCTGCCAGTGCCTCAACGGCAACAACTGCGGCTAATAACGCTGCTGCGAGTTATGACTTGTTTGATGATAGGTTCTTAGGTGCTAAGGCATCAGACCCGACACTTGATAATGATGGCAATGCTCTGGTGACAGGTGCTATTTACTTCAACACATCGACAACTGCCATGCGCGTTTATAACGGCGCAGCGTTTCAAGATACCGCAGCAATCGCCACAACAATTAACCTGGCGACACAAACCACAGGCACACTGACCACTGCTAAAGGCGGCACAGGCTTATCTACACTCGGCACTGCTGGTCAGGCTCTAGTTGTTAACTCAGGTGCTACAGGGCTTGAGTACGCAACCATTGACACAAACGCAACGCTGGGTACGCTGACCAAGACGTTCACAGCAAATGAGCTGTCTACAATCAGCCTGACTAAGACAGTGCTGACACCCGTGGTAAGCGTGACGAAAGAAGTGCCACAGACAGGCGTAACCAATAATGAGTGGGATGTAAACTCGACAACTGAAAACTATGAAAGGTTGAACAGTGCGCCTGCGACTACGTTGAACTTTGTTGGGTTTGATGTTTCTACTTCAGTGTTTGTAGATGCGTTTAGTGTGTCGGCTCAAGATACTGCACCAAAGGGAATAGCATTTAATCCTAGCGGAACTAAGATGTTTATTACTGGCGTTGCTGGTAAGGATATAAATGAGTACGCTTTATCAGCGTCATTTGATGTCTCGACAGCTACCTTTACGCAGTTGTTTTCAGTCAATTCACAAGATACAAACCCAACAGGGCTTTGTTTTAACGCTGATGGCACTAAGATGTTTATTGTTGGCGCAACTGGTGTTGACGTTAACGAGTATGCCTTATCGACAGGGTTTGATATATCTACAGCAAGTTTTACAAGACTGTTTTCAGTATCCGCGCAAGACCTTTATCCTCAAGGACTGGCCTTCAGCCCTGACGGCACTAAAATGTTTGTTGTTGGCGGGGGCGGCTTGGACGTAAATGAATATACTTTGTCCACTGGGTTTAACATTTCAACAGCAACCTTTGTAGATAGCTTTAGTGTATCTGCACAAGATTCAGACCCGAAAGGATTAGCTTTTAATGCTGACGGCACAAAGATGTTTATTGTAGGTGCTGGGCAAGAAGTAAATCAATATAGCCTGTCTACTGGGTTTGATGTATCGACCGCAACTTTTGTTAAGTTATTTTCAATATCCTCACAAGAAAATGACCCGTGGGCAATAGCTTTTAATCCTAGCGGTACTAAGATGTTTATTGTGGGTGTTACCGGTGACGATGTTAACGAGTACACACTAGACGTTGCAACCATAGCACTAGGCACAGGCTCATTCGTCTCAGCAGACGTAGGCAAGACGATTGAAGCCAACAGCGGTGTATTTGTCCTCACAGCTACAAGTGGAGCATTTGTAGAGACCACTGCACCTACATCCTACAATCAAGTCGCATCAGGTGACTGGGACATGTACGGTGTAGTGTATAACGCTGTTGATGGTGATCTGGAGTTGAGTGGGTATGTAAACGGGTTTGATTTGACGGTAGCTAGTTTTACGCAGACGTTCTCTGTGTCGGCACAAGAAATAAATCCAACAGGAATAGCTTTTAACACTGATGGCACAAAGATGTTCATTGTAGGTTTTGACGGAGATGATGTTAACGAATACACGCTATCAACTGGATTTAATGTAAGCACAGCAAGTTTTGTAGATGCGTTTTCTGTGTCAGCGCAAGAAATAAATCCAACAGGATTAGCCTTTAACACCAACGGAACTAAAATGTTTATTGTAGGTTCAGATGGCGATGATGTTAACGAGTACACATTATCTACAGGATTTGATGTAAGCACAGCCTCATTCGTTGATGCGTTCTCAGTGTCAGCGCAAGAAACAATTCCTCAAGACATAGCCTTTAACACCAACGGCACTAAAATGTTTATTGTCGGCTCTGCTGGAGTAGATGTTAACGAATATACGTTATCAACAGGTTTCGATGTATCAACAGCTACTTTTGTTGATTCGTTTAGTGTATCGGCACAAGAAACAGAGCCAAGAGGCATAGCTTTTAATACTAACGGTACGAAGATGTTTATTGTCGGCGATACTGGCGATGATGTTAATGAATACACATTAAGCACAGGCTTTGATGTGTCCACAGCAAGTTTCACACGATTGTTTTCTGTATCGGCGCAGGAGAGTAATCCAGAAGCAATAGCGTTCAGCACTGATGGGACTAAAATGTTTATTGTTGGCCGTAGTGGAGACGATGTAAACGAGTACTCAACAGGTTCAGCATTCATCACATCAGGCTACCAACCAGTACACACTAAAGCCTCTATAGACACCACCTACTGGATCGACATCAACGACATGACTGCTAACGAGTCTGCTGGTAGCGGCAAAGTCCTATACGCCCTATCAAACGACAACCGCATCAGTTACACAGTTGTAAGTGAGACGCTGGGTGCTAGAGACATTGTCAGGAATAACGCAGGCACATGGCAGTACAACTCGAACGGCACATACGCTTCAGAGACCTGGACTAACGCCACAACGAATGCTGAGTTACCGGCATTGGCTCAGGCTATGGAGGGAGCTAGTAGTCTTGTGGGTACGTTTGATGTTTCTACGGCAAGTTTTACGCAGGCTTTTTCAGTATCGGCACAAGATACTACACCAAAAGGCATAGCCTTTAACTCTACTGGCACGAAGATGTTTATTGTTGGCAATGATGGAGATGACGTTAATGAGTACAGCCTTTCTACTGGGTTTGATGTATCAACAGCAAGTTATGTCCGAGTGTTTTCTGTATCGGCTCAAACAACTTCCCCTGGCGGTTTAACATTTAATCCTGCTGGAACAAAAATGTTTGTTGTTGATAGTGTAGCTAGTGCGATTCTTGAATACACATTGTCAACTGGGTTTAATGTTTCAACAGCAAGTTATATTCAGTCTCTTGATGTAACAGCTCAGGAAACAGACGCAAGAGGTGTGGCTTTTAACACCACCGGCACTAAGATGTTTGTTGTTGGCGTTTCTGGCGATGACGTTAACGAGTATACGTTATCGACTGCATTTAACATTTCTACTGCCTCATTTGTAGACAGCTTCAGTGTTGCATCCCAAGAAAACAGTCCGCAAGGAATTGCTTTTAACACTGATGGAACAAAGATGTTTATTCTTGGAACCACAGGCGATGACGTTAACGAGTATGCGTTATCTACTGGCTTTGATGTATCAACGGCAAGCTTTACTCAGTTGTTTTCTGTCGCTTCAGAAGATACATCGCCGCAGCATCTAGCCTTCAGCCCTGATGGAACTAAAATGTTTATTACTGGGCAAATTGGCTTTGATGTTAACCAATATTCACTTGGCTCAACATCGTACCCAAACCAGATGAACAAGACTCAACTAGACGCTGTCACTGACCCAAATCAAATAACACTGGGTAACGACTTTGACCTAGCCATCATCTTTAATTTGACCAGCGGAACAACAGTGCCGTCATCCAACGGTGTATCAATTAACTACGATGCTAACGTCTTAAACGAGGGAGCTATCTTAGGCACTGACTACGACTTTGACGCTCCAGCAGGTGATAAGGCAAGGATTACAGCATTGATCGCAGGTAACTATAAAGTGAGGGTGGTGTAATGAAACATAGCCAAGTCGAGTTAGAGAGCATTGTGCAGTCAGCCAATGCTCGCAAGAGGCGCAACAAGCTACTGTCAGCATCAGACTGGACACAGGTAGCTGATGCTCCTGTAGACAAAGCAGCCTGGGCTACCTACCGCCAAGCATTAAGAGACATCAGCGCACAGGAAGGCTTCCCAGCAACTGTAGAGTGGCCTACGCAGCCAGTGTGAGGTAGATCATGCCCGAATCTAGCCTGATTGATATGTTAATTGCCGGAGCCGGTGCTGTAGTAGCCTGGTTCGTCAAATCTACCCGTGAAGATAACAAGGAACAGGATCGCAAGATCGAAACCTTGCAGCGTGAACAGGCTGCTCTGTTAAGCCGTGAGGAGTTCCGACAAGACATGCAAGGCTTCCGGCAAGAGATGAATCAGAACTTTGACAAAGTTTTCAGCAAGCTGGACAAGAAGGCAGATAAGTAATGCTCGACCCAGTTTCCGCGTTAGCCATAGCTACATCCGCTTACAAAGTCATCAAGCGTGGCATTGAAATGGGTCGTGAGTTGGAGGACATGGGCGGCCAATTGGGAACCTGGTTCGGAGCCGTCAGTGACGTAAAATCCGCTGAAGAGGAAGCTAAAGACCCACCACTGTTTAAAAAGCTTTTAAGTAAAAACTCAGTCGAGCAAGAGGCTATGCAAGCACTCCTAGCTCGTAAAAAGATTGAGCAGCAAGAACGTGAACTGCGTGAGCTTATTGTGTACAGGTGGGGAACTGACGCTTACGTTGATATGCTTAGAGATCGGGCAAGAATTAAAGACACTCGCGCTAAAGCTATCCAAAATCAACGGCGCAAGATGCGTAAGTTTATTGCAAACACTCTGACCATTGTTGTGATACTCGGTTTAGTGGGTGCATTGTTGGCATTAATAATCGGGATTTTAACGAATCTGGGGTAACAGTTATGTTGAGTTTAGTATCAAGTTTGTTGGGATTTGCATCTGCGGGACTACCAAAAGCTCTGGATTTTTTCCAAAATAAGAGCGACCAGAAGCACGAATTAGCCCTCATGGCGATGCAACGTGAGCGCGAACTGGCACTTGCTAAGGAGGGCTTTGTTGCCCAAGCTCGCGTAGAAGAGATCAAAAGTGACCAGATCGCTATGCAGACACAGACCCAAGAAAGGCTTGGGATGTACAAGCACGATATGAAAATTGGGGAAGGCGGGTCAACCTGGGTGATCAACCTCAGGGCTAGCGTCCGACCAGTTGTGACCTATATCTTCGTAGCTTTGCTGGTGGTCGTTGACATAGCAGGCATCTGGTACGCTTACTCAACAGGCATCGCGTTTGCGGAAGCGATGGAGATTGTGTTCAGTGACGATGAGATGGCCATGCTTGCGGCAATATTGAGCTTCTGGTTCGGCAGTCAAGCTTGGAATAAGCGTCAAGCATGACAATATCAGAAGTAGGCATCCAGTTAATTAAGAGCTTTGAGGGTTGCCACAACAGCCCTTATCGCTGCCCTGCTGGGCTTTGGACAATAGGGTATGGGCATGTATTGTATCCAGACCAAGCGAGGCTCAAAACGCCTGAGAGAGCCTCCTATTCACTTAAGCCAGAACATGATCGGGTGTGGGATGCTATCGAAATTGATTCGCTTCTTAAAAAAGATTTATTACGGTTTACGAATGGCGTATTACGATACTGTCCTGCTGCTGCTGATAATCAGTGCCACCTGGATTCACTTACAAGCCTGGCTTTCAATATTGGTTTAGGCAACTTGCAGGCTTCCACCCTAATAATGAAGTACAAACGAGCCGAGTACGCTGCTGCGGCAGATGAGTTCCTCAAGTGGCGCAAAGCAAACGGCGTGGTACTGCGAGGACTAGAGCGGCGCAGAGAAGCAGAGAGAGCCTTATTCCTCTCCGGCGGCTAGTCTGTCCAGTATCTGCTGAACTTCTTGCTGGGCTTTATCGTGACGCTCCTGCAACGATAGCTGTAAGTCGCTACATAGTGCCATGATTGATCCAGAATCGTGTGGAGCGCAGCACAGGACTGCTCCAGATGGGTAGGTTACGAACTTCATCGCGGCCTCGGACGCTTCTTGTGAAAAGCAATATTGTCATCATTGTAAAAACCGGCAGGCCAGTGATTTGTCCCATCTACTGCAACCGACTCACCAGGCTTACGCACATCAATCTTATTGCCTGCTGATAGATACATCTTAATGTCTAACTCAAGCCGTTCCTTAACATCCTTTTCCACCTTCTGATATTTCATCACGTTTCATTTGCTCCAGTATCTCGATCAGTTGTGCTTGGTCAGGCTTTGGGCAATCACCTTCTGGCATTACTATATAACCTTTTCTGATTTGCCGGTGATTGATTGGGCAATAGCCTCGCGCATTATTGTTCTCCAAGCGGTACGCTGGGCAGTCGAAACAGGTTTTCATTTTCGATCAACCTCCGCTTTAAGATTGTTATTTCCGTTCGCGTCTGATCTTTGTAAGTGACACGTTGCTGATCTTGTTTCTGTTCAATAGCGTACAGTAAAAACTCTGAGTCTAGTATCATCCCATCCGCACTCCCATCACAATCACAACAACAGCCAGCACAATGATCGTACCGCAGATGATAATAGACTCCCGCAGCATTTTCTTAGCCTCTGCTTGGTGCTTCTCTTTCACCCTGGTCACTGTGTCTTTCATCGTGCTACCTCGCGGGGTTTGCCTGCTCCGCATTCGTGCTTTTGATACTCAGTGTAGTCATCACCAACTCGATACGCTCCATCAGCTTTGCGCTGAGTAGCGTCAATGTCGATGAGCCTCTGGATGTCATCACCGCGCTGGTAACGCACACCGGCAGAGCCTACGAGGTAGCCTGATAACAAGCCAATAATTAAGACTGTTAAGTGTGTCATTTGTTATTCTCCTGATCACGACTCCACACAACACCTTCATCTTCATCAATAACTGTGCCGCCGAGAAACGCAGCTTTGAGCATAGCGTCATTTAGATCACGACAGAGGCCGGTGTGCATAGTTTCGCCTGTGGCTTTGTCAGTGTATCGGACGCGGTGGTGGTATTGATTGCTCATCGAAAATCCTCCATCTCATAATTATGTTGCATTGTGCCTTCAGCCAGCTCGTAAAGCCGAGCCTCAACTCTTGGCGGCAGATAATCACGCTTGCCGTTAATATACTCGCCGGACAGTGCCAGCCAAGAATCGCCGTCATCG